TACAGCGCAGTGGTGTACGATGCCGTCGGGGAGAACGGCTGGAATGCTTGGACCTGTGGGCCTCCAGACGGAGTAAGTGTTTTTGGCGTACCAGAAACATCAACAAACCTATTGCCTTGGCAGGTCAACAAAGTTGTATTTGCGTCAGGAGTAAACGGAGCGGTAGGAACGGAAGTTACGGTTCTGACTGTATTGCTTACGCGAACATTAGAAAGATACCCATCAAGGTAATAACCAGCAACAGGAGTCGCCCACAGTCCGCTAATACGAAGTTGCGAGTTTTGTGCGCTTGTCGTATTGCTTGCGGAGTTTAATAGCGTTCCATTAAGGTACAGAGCTATCGTTGCTCCGTTGTAGGTCATTGCCAAATAGTTCCAAGTATTCAGCGTTGGTGCGGCAGAAGAATACACAAAGACGCCGCCAACCTGACAGAACCATTTGGCCCCCGAACTATTGTCAATTCCTATCGCCGTTCTTCCAGCAGAGCCGCTTGTACCTTGAGAGACAAATGCTTGGGTAGCTGTTGAACTTGTGACGTAAACAAACAACTCAATCGTAAAGTTGCCGGTTGGAATTACTTGGGTTTCTGTGGTAAGAATTGTTTGAGAAGACGACGCAACAAAATAATTACTCCACTGCCCATTCGGCCAATACGGAGTGCGCGAACCCTGCGTTGGGGTTCCGTTGCGGGTGATGGTGAATGTGTTGCTGCTGGAATCTAAGAACCCGTTAGTAGTCGTTGTTCCTTGATTGTTCTGCCCATTGGTGCTGGTAGTTTCCAACAGCAGCGGGACGTACGGGAAATATTGATCCGTTGTACCACCGCCAGCCGCAGCTTTACCAGATTTAGATGCTGCAAACATTATGCGAAATTCTGTCCGATAGTGGCGCCAAACCAGCTTGTGCCGTCAGAGAAGAACGAGAAAATATCGCGCTTACCTGACCCGGTGCTGATCGTTGGTGCGGTAGCAGACGGCCAAACAACCGTTGTCCAAGTCACTGTGCGTGAGCTGGTGTCCTGCGTCAAAATCAAGATAAAGCTCTTGCCAGCAACCGCCGTAGGCATGGTGATGGTTGCGTTGCCCCCAGAGATCGTAAATCGCTGGAATGTGCCGTTTGCTAAATCAATCGTTACGGATGTGCCAGCAGTGTTTACATAAGAAGTTTCGACGTAGTTCGTAACCGTTGGATTAGTCAGCGTCGGCGTGGTCGAGAACACCAAATTGGTACTGGTCGTTCCAGTAGCGCCGGATGCCGTGTAGCCCGTAATGTTATTGAATGCAGTGATACCAGCAGCGCTTGCGTTTGTGCCGCCGTTTGCAACAGGAAGAACCCCGGTAACGCCAGTCGTTAAAGGCAATCCGGTGGCGCTGGTTAGCGTTCCCGAGCTTGGAGTTCCAAGCGCACCGCCGTTAACCACAAACGCCCCGGCAGACCCCGTGTTCACACCAAGCGCCGTAACAACCCCAGTGCCAGTCGTAACCGTTGAAGGAGCCGCGCCAGCGCCGCCGCCAACAACCAAAGCGTTAGATGCAAGTGCACCAGAAGAGGCCCAAGTCGTGCCGCTTGAAAAGTACGGCACTCCGCCGGAAGTACCTGCAACCGTTAGCGCCAGTGTGCCGCTTGTTGAAATTGGCGAACCGCCAACAGAAACAATACCGCCGGTAAATGACTGTGCTACAGAAGTAACAGTACCAACTGCCGCATAAGCCAAACTGTTCCAAGCTGTTGACCCGGTGCCAATCTTAAACTTGCCGGTATCCGTCTCAGCACCCATCTCACCAACAGCAAGCGTTGGATTGGCAGAGGTCCACTGCGCGGCAGTTCCGTTTCTAATCTGAATCTGAACAGCCATTACGGCGTCCCTCCGTCGATTGCGGTAATACCGCCGTAGTTACTTGTTGGCGTGCCGCCGTCTAGATTAGGGCTTCCGCCGCCGCCACCGCTCTGCGTGACCCAAGACAAAGTTCCAGAGCCGTTAGTAGACAACACCTGCGCGTAAGACCCGTCCGCACTTGGCAGCGTCCAAGTTACGTTCGTAGCAACTGTTGCCGGGGATTTAAACGCTACATAATTACTGCTATCCGCATCTGCAAACCGCAGAGCGCCTTGTGCGCCTAACTGTACGTTAGTGCCGTCCCAAGTAAAGTTGGCCGACCCGCCAAACGATCCTGAGTTGTTAAACTGAACCTGTGTGTTAGAGCCGCCCGGAGTCCCTCCGCCGCCACCCGTAGCCGATAGCGTCCCGGTAACAAAACTTAAACCCGAGCCAATCGTGACGTTAGAAAACCCGCCCGATCCGTTGCCGTAGAGAATTGATGTGCCAGAGGTAGCGGGTGCGTAGTCCGTCCCTGACGTAGCCGCGCTAATCGCTGTTCCGTTACCCTTGAGCAGCCCTGTAACGGTCGTGGAAAGGCTGATTGCCGGGGTTGTAGTGGGGTTGGTTACCGTCCCTGCAAGCCCGTTTGCTGAGGTGACAGAGACACTTGTAACGGTCCCAGAACCCCCACCGCCACCGCTGTACTGCGGGATATTAAGCGTGTTGCCTATGAATGTAGCAGCGCCACTCGTGCCGGTTGTGGTTAGCGTAATGGGGGCTTGATAGTCAGTCCCCGCTGTGGCGATTGTTATTGGTGTTGTGCCGGTACCCTTTAAGATACCCGTGAGCGTTGATGCTCCAGTGCCGCCGCTGCCTACACTAAGTGTCCCACCTAGTGTGATAACTCCAGCAGTCGTAACGGGACCGCCGGATGTGGTAAGCCCGGTAGTACCCCCAGAGACATCAACTGAAGTTACTGTTCCCGAACCACCACCCCCACCAGAGAACGGCTCTGTGAGCAGTACGACTGACATTACAACCCTTCAATGAAGGCTTTCGTCTTTGCCAGTAACGCTGCTTTTGTTGCTGCTACTTCTGCTTGCAGCGCTTCGGTTTTTGCTTGCTCTGTCGCTAGGTTTTGAGCCTGCACATTAGCCGCTGCGGTCGCGGCCTTAGCTTCTGCTTCTGCTCGTTTAACATTAGCTAGAGATGCTTTAGACTGCGCCAACACCGCGTCAGACTCATCTTTTTGAGCTTTAGCTTGTGCAACTAAAGTGTCGGCTTGACCCTGTGCATCTGCAAGAATTCCCGCAGCGTTTGCGTGAGCATCCCCAACAATCTTATCTGCCTGTGCTTTAGCATCAGCCAACGCTTGAGCAGCCGCTGCGCGGTCTGCGTCCGCCTGCGCCCGAGTAGCTAAAATCTCCGAAGCAGGGCCAACCAACTCCACATACTTTTTATTCTCAGCAGTGGCGTCGGTCAGCGCTTTGAGCTTATCAGCATAAACAGTCGGGTCAGCAAGCAGCGTCGATAGCAGATCAAGCGTCGAATTAGAACCGTCAATGCTTGTTGCAATCATGCTAAGCCACCTCCGCCACCTTGGATAATGGTTAGAGTAGCAATACCAGAAGAAGACGGAGAGGCCGGAGAAATAATACGAATCCCGCGTACAGGATAAGAAATATTTGAATCCGCAGTGACCGTCTTTGTTACCAACGTTGGATGATTAGTCCAGTTACCGTTGGCAGGGTCATACCCAGCAGCAAACACATCGTCAAATGTGTATTGCACAGTGTAGGTAATAGTACCCGTGACCACCACATTCAAAGCAATGTTTGCCGGAGAAATATAGTGGTCAATCGGGCATACCCGAGACGCAGTTTGCGTGCCGCTGCCGCCAATAAGTGTATAAACAACTGGGCGCATATTAGCCCCTTATTTTAGGCTGACGCTGGGAACTGAGAGCCGTTGGAGTTTGCTACCGTATAAATAATAGTGTATTGAACCGTGCCAGCGGTTACCGCAGCAACCGTAGGGGTCAATGTAGCCACAATTTTTACATCAGTCGGGCCAATTCCAATGCCATTTGGAGAGGCGGTTGACGCCGCACCAGACCAAGCCCCAAGTTTAGTGGCTGCGTTAGAGGCGGCTGCGCGGCCCTGCGAAGTAATATCGGTAGAGGCCCAATACAAAGCTGCCGTGGTGCCATCGCCAATCGTGACGTTAGCTGCAGTCGAACCCGTAAAGGCAACCAGCGTATCAATGTGAATGAAGTGAATCTGAGCGCCAGCAGGCAATACGCAGATCGTGTCGGTAGTAGCCGAAGCCGCTTGACCTGTGTAGTCTTTCTTAAAAGTTTGCGAAACAACGGTTGCGCCGCAGTTTTCAATATTACCAACGGTTGTGCCGGTGGTGTTGCGGACGGTACCGAGCAGCCAAGGGCCAAGGTGCGTAGCGAAACCCATAATAATTTCCTCAAATCAAAACTTGCTGTCTCTTGAGGGAAGTCTGCCTAGTCAGTCAGCAAGTTGTTTAAATCTAGGTTTAAACTTTATATCACAGACACACATAAAAGAAAAGGGGGCTTTTAAACCCCCTTTTTCTTACGATCCCGAAGAACCGTACATTCCGAGCGGGTCGCTCCAGCCAAAGCTGTAACGCTCACGGCTCTTATAACGCACGTTCCCGGTGTCAAAGTCTCCATCCATGGAGTTCTGCAACGGAGTACGCACAAAGTGCTTCATGCCGTTAGGAACGTCCGTGGTCAGATACCAACCGTTGGTGTCCGTCAAGAAGTGGTTAATGGTGTAACCCTCAGGGATCGAACCATTGTTCTTCAGGGCGTTCACATCGTTGTCGGTCGTTCCAACACGCAATTCAGTTTCCAGCAAACGAGTTGCAACGAACTGAAGAGCAGGAGGAACAATCAACTTACGGGGCTTGGCTGCAATCAGCAGGCCACGCTCGTCGGTCCAAGCTGCGATCTGAATAACTGCGTTTTCCAACGAAGTTTCGTTCAAGTCAACTTGAGTCGAAGGGGTGTTGCTGTTGGTGCCACCAGAGACCAAAGGATGCGCGGTGCTAAACAAAGCAACCCCATCTCCGCCCGTGTAGGCAGAGTTAAAGCCATTGTTCAACACAGCCGCAGCTTTCACCTGTTTGGTGTAAGCCATAGCACGAGCCAAAGCCTTGGTATAACGAGCCGACAAAGAATCGTAGAGGTTATCTTCGATTGCCTCTTCGGTCAGGCTAAAGCCAAGAGCAATGGTTTCATGGTTGTAGCGGGCGGTCCAAGCTTCCTGACCGTTGTCATAAGCGATGGATTGACCTTCGTTTTTGACTGGTGCAGCAGAGAAGCCAGAGAGCTTGGTCTCTTCTTCAAACGAACGCTCGGAAGTCTCGGTTTCGTAGATTTCCTTGTGTTCCTCGCCATAGCGAGCATACTCAAGACCGAACAGGGCGTTAAGGCCCGGGAGCAGTTCTTTGAGTAGTTGGGCGCGTGAAATAGCCATGATTTACTCCTTAGACGCCAGTGGCGATCAGATAGCTGTGGTAACCGAAGTTCCAGCCAACAATCACTTCTGGGTAACCGACAAACGACACGCTTGCGCCAGAGGTGGCGGTCACTGCCGAACTAACGGTGATAGTCGAAGTGCTGGTTACAACGCCGGTAACAACCAAGGTTGAAAGCGTTGGGAACGGTGCGGTGCTTGCGCCCGAGTAAACGGTGCCACCAATAGAAACTGCCATTCCGGGCTGAATACCGGTCGTAGAAGCAACGGTGAAAGTGGTTGCGTTTGATGGGCTGCTGGTCAGGGTGGTGCCAACTACAACTGCACTGTCCTGAACCAACTGAACAACACGCAAGCAAGGTGCCGTGCCGGAGCCGGTACCAACCGTCTGAACGATATTCCCGGCTACCGAGCTAGACACGGTGGGGTTACCACCAGAGACGCCCATTGCCGAGTTGCCAGTCGTCGTGCTGCCGGAGTTACCGGCAACAAGGAAGGCGTCCGTTCCAACAAACCGAGGCGACATGTAGCCAACCGTCGTGCTGGTGTTAGCTTGCGTATTAGCCGTGCCTTGAGCCTGAGCCAGAACGCATGCTTTAAACAGCGCGGTGGGGTTGTCCATCACATAGGCAATCATCCCAGCCTTGTTGGTGTTTGCCTGATAGTATTGACCTTGCAGGTTACCAAGGATAGGACTCGTACCGGGGTACTGGGTACCCAAGAAAACACCAACAATATCCCCTGCTGCGGCAGCAGACGAGCTATTAGCGTTGTAAGGGGTGATGACCGCGCTACCACCAGACAAACCAACAACGTCGCCGTTGAAAAGATTGGTTGCATAGTTTTGCTTGATCGGAATCATCCGGGTCGAGCCTGAGAACGGAATGCCGCCCATCAGGTTGACCGGTACCAGCCCGTAAGGGCCATTAACAGTCGGATAAGCCATTTATAGCTCCTAAAATTTAATTGCCTTTACCAAAAGAAACCGTAGAACGCCGTTCATTAAAAAGAGGCATTCTTGGATCACTTTGACGCATCAGATTGTTGTCAACAGATTCAGTTTGTTTACGCGACATTTCATCAAAGTATGCTGCGCGTTGTTGCATAAACTCTTCTGGAATCTTACAAAGTAATAACCCGCCAACCTCAATGTTGTCTTTGAATCGACTGTTGGGATCAACGAGCATTTGAAATTTGGGCTGCTCTTCTAGCTTTACTGGCTCCCAACCTTCCCTTAACTTTGAGGAAATGTTACGGGGGTCAGCGTTACTATTTAAAGAAACCCTAATCCAACGGTATGTGTACCCTGCCTGTTTGTCTGGCTCTGGCAACAATTCTGGCGGACGCCAAAAAGTTGGTCGAGCTTCAGATTCGCGGGTTTCAAGGTTGCGAGGAATGCGGTCAGCCATTTTATGACTCCAATTTTAGTACTTCACGAGCATACTGCTCGGGAGTTATGCCAAGTTTTTTAGCAATGTTGACTTGTGTGGTCTTCAAAGCAATACGCTTGGAGGATGTGCTTCGAGTTGCGGGAGCCACAATCGAGCTTTTAGGAGGTGCCTTTGGAAACTTCTCAGGAAACCTCTGTCGCATTGTTTGATCAATGCGTTTGTAATATTCGTCAGAAGCCACAACAACGCCTTCGTCTTTCAGTGCTTCGTGCAAAGCTAAAGCCATGCCCGTCATCACCTTATCTTGACCAAACCATGGGTTCTGCTTTTGCCAGCGAACTGCGGTTGGGTCAACCTTTGGCTTCTGTTCCTCTATTGGAGCATAGAATTGCTCCTCTTGTAAAGGGGCTGGTTGATAGTTTTTAACACGCTCGTATTCATTTGCAAGCCTGTTAACTTCTAAGTTGGTTTCAAGAATCTTTTCAGATTCACCAGCTTCGTATGCTTCTAGATGAGCCTTCTTTGCTTCCTTTAGTTTGCTCTCAATTGCCTCTGCAATCGCTGAATGAGTGACCTTTTCGGTCTCATTTAGGGACGTTTTTAGGCGTTTATTCTCTTCAAAAAGGCGTTTTGCAAGGGCTGTAGCCTCTTGATTTTCACGCAAAACACGCTCTTTTTCGCGTCTTTCGTCGTGTGCAAGCCTCTTTAAAGCTACAAGTTTGCCCTTTACTTTGGCTGAATAGTCCTCTAACTCGTCGTTATAGAGGTCTTCTGCCACCTTTTTAGGTAAAGGTTCCCGGTTTTTGTCTTCTTCCGGGGTGTCGTCTTCGATTTCTACCTCGATGTTGTCGTCTTCGGCCTCGTTTGTTGCCTCGGCCTCGACTTCATCGGGGAATTTAAACTCTTCTTTTTCGAATTCAGCCATGTTTAAGCTCCTTACTTACGTTTGACGCCGCGCGGGTCGTCCACAACAGCCTCAATACAGTCGTCACTAATCAAACGAAAGTCTTTGCCGTGGATTACCAGCCTAGTACCTGCGTTTGGACGTACTAAAACAAAGTCTCCCTGCTTGCACCAAGGCCCGGAGGGGAACTTTTTAGGGTCTTTGTATGCGTCTGGACCCATTGAAACCACAAAAAGCACCGTGGTTAGGACTTCTTCATGGTGAACGGTTGTAGCGGACTTGATTAGTCCGTTTTCAAACTCCTCTTCAACCTCCGGTACCGCGCAAAGGACGTAGTAACCGGCTGGTTTAGGAAGCTGTTTGGCCTTTTCTTCGGCGTTTTCAGGGACTGCGCCGTTTTCAGTTGCCAATACAAGTTTAGTCATCAAATTCCTCAAGTTTATCAAGTAGGTCTGTTGCGTTTAAACGAGCGGTGCGTAGACCTTTAACCACACCGACCATCTCTTTGTACTCTGCAAAGTCTCGAGCGGAGCCGTTTCCAATCGCTTCTTGCAGATGTTCAACTTTGTCATCTATCTGTTTGATTAGAAGATGTAGGTACTTATCAATCATTGCTGACCTTTCCTTAATTTGGCGTCTTCAATTGCCGCCTGTACTCCCAATCTCGTTCTTTCGAGGTCGTGGTCATGGGAGTTGCGTTCTTGGGCTTGTTGTTGTTGCGCTTGAATACGCATTGCGTCTGTTTGCGCCTGCTGTTGGATACGTTCGCGTTCAATCTGAAGCTGCTGCATCTTAAGCTGCGCGTCTGTTTGGTCTTTCTGTGCCTTCCTTTGAATCTCCTGTCCTTTCTGCTGAAGCTCTGCTTGTTGCATTTGGATAAGAGGGTCTTGGGCTTGCTGCTGGGCCTGCTGCTGCGCGACCTGAGCTTTGTTTGTTTGTAGCAGTTGTTGGGATGCGGTGGCGATAAGCTTGGAAAGCTCGACTTCAAGTTCTTTTGGAAGCTCTTTGTCGGGCGGGGGCATGGTGACGCCCATTTGTTTCTCAAGCTTGGCGCGGTAAGAGAACCCTAAGTGTTCTGCAATGTGGGCTTGCAAAGCTCCCATAATCATCTGTGCTTGCGGGTTTTGACCTATTGTTTGCATGACAATCGGGTCCTGCATGAAAGCTTGATGCGCCGCAATGTGCGCGTCTTGATCTTGATAGATAAACGCTTTTAAAGGCTTCCCCTTCATTGCGTTCATGTTTTCGGACATGGGGTCCATTGGTTTCTGGTCGTCTTCCAAAGCAACTAATTTATTTGCGTTTGGAATGCTTAGAACTTCAAGCATTTGCCTGTGAAGATAGGCAAGGTCGTACAACTGTGGTGCAGATTGAGCCAGTTGAATGACTGCTTGATATTGGACAACTTTTTGAGAAAGGGTTGCGGCGTTGGGGTCTGACACGGGGATGACATCGACCATCGCGTAGTCAGACTTCTTGGCTTTCTTGTCCCCTTCCGCAGGTTGGTACTCATACTCATCGGGAGTATAGTCAGCAATGATTGTTTTAAGCAGGCGAAGCTCTTGCTTCATGGAGTAATGAATGCGGGCTTGGACCGCGCTCATTACCTTTAAGGTACGCTCTAGGATGGCTAAGGTTGTACCAACAGGGGCGTTGGCAGACATATCCGAAGCTTGAAGGTCTGCCGTATTAGCAAACCGTCGACCGTCTTCAACGATTTGGTTGAGAAGGGTAAGCAGGACTTGGCTTGGCTCTTTGTAAGGAAGGAGCATTAAGTTGTCTTTAATTGCTCCTGAAGGAACATCTACGTCTCGGAACTCTGCCGGTGCGATTGGAGTATCATCGCCTTTGACCCGCATTCCTCTTGTTTTAAAGCCTCCGGGCAGATTAGCAAGAGTTCCGGCGTCAACCAGTTGTCGAATAATGGAAGTGCCGGATTTGGCAAAAGCCCCAATAAGATGAATAAGGCCAAAGCAATAAAACCCAAAACCGGGGATATAACCATAGTGAACAAAGTGCTGGCGTTTTTTGTGCGTTTCATCGCCTTCTTCCCAGTTCCTGCGAATGGCAAGACATTTGTTGCTTCCTTTTTCAATCGTGACAAGGTAGGGCAGTGCTAATCCAGTGGGGCCTTCTTCGTCCTCATGCTCGAGTCCGGGGATGTCTAGATTTACCTGAACCTCAAGCAGCTTGTATCTATCATCTGATGTGGCCCGAAATCCCATCTTTTCGGCAATCTTCTTCTCAACCTCATCTAGGTTGTTGTTGGGTTCGCCAAGGTCAACATCAGCATAAAACCCCATCATCTGAAGTCGTTTAATTTCGTTCTCAGTCTTCCTCATTACATGGGTGACACGAGGGGAGGTCTCTATGTTTGATGCCCCGTAAGGGACCACAACATCTTCCGCAGGCGCAAAGATTGCTGTTTGCCTGTTTAAACCGGGATCGAAGTAGACTTTACGGAAAGCGTTTCCAGACAGCCCCAAACCCCACAGAAGCCTCTCTGTCTCGGGGCGGTACTCGGTCATCTCGTCCGTTAGCCGGTAGTTCATATCGGCTTCTACACGGGCTGCTGCGTCCTTTTTCTCCGGGGTCTCTTTCCCGATTATCTCGGTCTTTACGGGACCGGATGCCGGGAAAATCTCCATGATTGTCTCTGCTTGGAACTTAACCAGAGACTCCGAAAGAAGAGGGTGATAGACCCCGCAGGCTCCGGGCCATGGGTCCATGCGTTCTTCAATCTTAAGGCCGAGAAGCTCAAGACCATCTACATAAGCTTTAATCCAGTCTTTGCGTGACGAAATGTCATCATCAAAATCTGAAATGATGTCTGAAACAAGCTCTTGTACAACGCCGGGATCTAAATGTTCAACAAGGTTTTCATTGAACCCAATCGGCTCTTCCGGCTCTTCTTGGGTATCCCCCGGCTCAGAATCTGCCGTAAGTACAATGTCCAGTTCTTCGCCGTCATCAAGTGACTCAAGACCTTCTGGTGCTGAGTAGAGAGACTTTGCAATTACCATTAGTAGTACGCCACTTTACGTTTAAAGAAAGTTTCTTCTTCGGGCATGTCCGTTGCCAACCGAATGAAACCACCCTGTCGAAATCTAAGAAGAGCTTGGCTTGTCGAGTCTACAAGGTCGTCGTGATCGCCATTGGGAAAAGAGGCAATCTCTTCAATTAGCTCCTCTGCCCATCTTGTTTCTGGTGCCCAAACCAACCCAGAGGCAAACACATCTGATATTGAGTTAACGCGGGCAATCTTATCATTGCCTCTTGATGGAGTGTACTCCGATAAGGGAATGCCTAATTGCCTGAGTTCATAGATTAAAGGGGCGCCCGCCGCTTTCTTTTCAATAATCAACGAATCAGGCTCCCATTCTTTATACATCTCCATAGCCTTTTTCTTTAAGGCTGGGAACTCCATGCGGTCTTTGAAAGCATCCAAAAGAATGATGTTAGCTATCTCATCCCCATTCTCATTTGGATTGTAGAACACGCCCCATGTTGTACATGCGGAGTAGTCAGCCCTTGATGACTTCTCAAAAGCTGTATCCCATGACTGAATGATGTACTCACAAGGTGGGGGTCTTTCTTTTTCCCAAAGCTTCCACATCTCCCTCTTGATGATTGCCCCCTCTTCCGAGGTAGGGTTCTGCTGGTACTGGGCTTCCCACTTACTTACCGGCAGTTCATTCTTGATTGCCTCTAGTTCTTTCTGGCTCCAGAACTCGGGCCATAGAGGGTTCCCAGAAGGCATCAGGGCGGGAAGTTCTATAACTTCCCATTCATCTGCGTCCCTCTTGATTGCGTTGTTAACAATCTGACCGGTAAGGTCCCTCTTGGACCAACGAGTCATCACAACAACGATAGCGCCGCCCGGTTGCAAACGCTGACGAGGGCCAGAGTTGTACCACTCAAAGACCCTGTCATACACCGCAGGGTTACCAAGCATTGCTTCTTGTTCTGAGTGGGGATCGTCAATGATTAAAACATCTGCACCCTTACCGGTTACAGCACCGCCAACACCAATAGCGAAGTAGTCCCCGCCTTTGTTTGTATTCCATCTGCCTGCGGCTTTGGAATCGGTTGACAACTTTGTAGGAAAGATTGCCTGATACTCCGGGGTGTTAACCACGTTCCTAACTTTACGTCCAAACCCTACCGCAAGTTCTGCTGTGTGCGCGGTTTGGATAATCTTCTTTTCTGGGAACTTGCCTAGAAACCAAGCAGGAAACAGAAAGGAAGCAAACTCACTCTTTGTGTGACGAGGAGGCATGTTGATGATAAGCCTCTTTAAATCGCCCGCAGCAACCCGTTCAAACGCCTCTGCCATCACTTGATGGTGCCTACCTGAGATAAAGACAGGCCACATCTCTTTAACAAACGGTAAGAAGTTTTCCTTACATCGCTCTACTTTGTCTGCCTTTAAAAGCTGAGCAATCTTAACAATGTTGGGATGACCCGCAGGGAGCGTGTCTAACAGCTTGCGATAGTCCTTTAACTCTTGTTTTGTAAGGAGGCTCATAAAAGCCTCCTTATACCGTGCTTTTTAGTAAGGCTCATAGCGCAAGAATCTTCTTAATGCCCTTGTCAGCAACTTTCAAGCTCCTAAACTTATGCGCGGTTACCCTTAGGTAACCCTTTTGCCTAAGCTCATGCACAAGCCTATGTATGTTAGACCTACTCTTTAACTTCATGCCCTGAGCAATGTTGTTGTACGAAGGCGCATAGCCCTTTAGCTTGATATACGCATGAATGAACTCAAGCACTAACTCCTGACGGGAGGTTAGTCCTTCTTGCTTTTCAAACATACCCCCCCGGTCAAAACAAGAACGTTCGCATGGGGGGTGATTCTATGTACACGTTTAAACAACCGCAAGCAAAAAAAGCAATGGGGTGGGGGGTATTGTGTTCGTGCGGGGGATGATTGTGTGAGTTGGGAAGTGTTTAATCGGATGTGGGGAGTCGAGTGTAAGGGATGGACGATGCACCACCGCCCAAGCGGCGGGGTGGGGGTACAGTGGGGGTCGCGCGCAGCCGTATTGGAAAGCCTAGGGGGCGTTTAAACAGCGCGGAGCTTGAACGCCTTTAGATGCGAGTCCAGCTCTCGCTTCAACTGCTCGGGGTCGACCTGCTCCACCTTCGCTTCGGTCTTGTCGACGAACATGCCGATCGCTTTGCCCATCAACTCCAGCGCCTTTAAACGGTCACCAGTGCGTGCGTTGGTATCGGATGCATGGGCATGTAACTGCTCTAGAACATGGCGTCTGGTGGCAATTGCGTCATCAATCACGTTCTGTTTTATGGTCTCCCAGATGGGCTCCATGAGTGCAGTTATCCTTCGATCCTTCATCAACTTGTTCGCACTGGCAATCACGGTCGACTCCGCTGTATCTGTGCGGACTGCGTAGGCTTTTCGATACGCATCTCTTGGCGAGTTACCTTGTGCAACAAGGGACGCAAACTGACGCATCTTGGGTGTAATTCTTGGTACCTCTGCTTTCACTCCCCATGCTTTCCCATCTATTCTCTTTCTCTCTTTTGTGCCCTCTATCATTTCGAGCATTTCCGGCCTGATGCCGGGGTCTGCAACGTTCGTGCTTGTTGCGGCGTCCTGCTCAGCGATACCGTCTTGCTGGTCCTCTTCGACCGGTTCGCTCCAATCTTCCCTGCTCATAGGTCAACCCCTTATTCGTTGCGCGGTGCGTGTCGGCACCGTTTAAATCTGTTCGCATTCTGCCCTATTGTGGACAACCTGTGAATAGCTTGTGGACAACTTATAACAACGTTATCCACAGCTTGTCCACACTGTATGCAATTACAGTGGTTTCGATGGCTTGGAACCCGCATAAACACTGGGAAACGCTCTACAAGCGTCGAACGCGAAGCTCCCAATGCTCAGGTATCAGAAAGGGTTTAAATCGCTTGTAGGCCGTTTTAGACCCAATTTCGGGGCATATGTGCATCTATACAGTTGTGGATAAGTCGCCGGGAACCTGATGCGCGGTCCACTAAAAAGGAATATCGCGCGCGTGTGAGAACCCTGTAGCTACCCTGCGACAACTTGTCGTAGACAGCGCTTGCACTCGTTTAAACAGTTGTGCTATCGTTCAGTCTCTCGGTTGTGTTGTTGATGACCGAGACGGGCAAAGGCTAGTAGGCACTGCTCCCCGGATGGGGACCAAGCAACCGAACGAGATGAAACGCCCGACCGCTTTGACCTACACGCTGACCGGTGTAGCGAGTGCCGAGTCCCCCGCGAGGGGCAAGCCAGCAGGGAACAACCCCATGCGACAGGTGACCCACTTACACACAAGGGCACCGACTGCAACTGCTGAGAGAGATTTCATCTGACCGCGCATTGCTAACAGTGCGCGGCAGGATGCAATCACTAAACAGGAGAACGATATGCGTTATGCCCACATTTACAAGACACGCACCGGCTACGAATTAATCATCACCGCTGGTTCTGAGATCAACATCGGGATCGTCAGTCAAACGGCGCACCCTGACAAGAGATCAGCGAAGGCGGCGGCGAAGGCCGCGAATGCAACACCTTGGAACTACTGAGATGAATCACTACACCGCCAAATTTAAACGCTACTCGGATGCGGCGCTGATCGCCGCGCTGACCGACTGTCACGAAACCCTACGAATCGGGGCCGAGTTTCATAGCCCCGCCTACATCGCGAAGTTGTGGGCTGAGATCGACGCCATCCGCGACATCCAACTATCACGCCGCAAAGGAGCATGAACATGTACGACTACGAAGACCGCCTCGCGACTGACGAAGAGGCATGCACTGAATACGCTTTCAATGTGGGTCACGAACGCCGCGACCAACAATGGATTCTGACCAACTACGACACTTGGGTTCAGAACCCCTACTACAAGGGTCCACCGCAACGGCACCCTGAAGAGTACGACTACGAAGACTGAGTCCTGCCAACCTCATGCCCCTTACGGGGGCATGGGGATGACGATTCACTAACTGGAGATGACGATGAAAGATAGCTACAACGAAGCACTTGAAGCCGCTCACCGCTCGATTGAGGACGGAAGCATTGATGAGTTCTATACCCGCAGGGATGCTTGCGGGGTTCGTCAAATCATTGCCCACTCTGACCAAGGCTGGAGCACTTGGTATAGCGACGAATGGTATTTCGAGCACAACGATATTGCTGTTTAAACACTGGAGATTCGCATGCTGAGAGATGCACTAAGGGCCGCTTGCGCGGTCCTCGCCGTGATTCTTTTTGGGGTCTGGTTGGGGCTCGCCCTGACCGGATGGTTGTCCGGCTGCGGTGAGCACTGGACCGATAGCCGTGGCGTTGTTCACGTTGAACAGTGCCGTTCAATCTACGCTTGGAGATAACAATGAATCGTGAAGAGTGGCTCAATGAATTGGTCGCCGAGTTGCGGCCAATGTTCGCGGCGATTAACGCGCCGCTCCCGGAAAAGATTCGAGTCACCTGCGGGTTTCCCTCGCAGAAAGCTCGGACCCTGAATAAGGCAATCGGTGAGCATTGGGCTCCCGACGCCAGCGCTGACGGGTTTAACGAGATTCTTATCTCGCCCGTGATTGCGGAACCCATGGAGGCTGCGGCGATTCTGGTCCACGAGCTTGCTCATGCTGCGACCCCCGGCTGCGGCCACAAGGGAGAGTTCGTCCGGGTTATCCGGGCGCTGTGGCTCGAGGGCAAGGCGACCGCGACCGTTGCGGGGCAGGCGTTTCGCGAGAACTTCGGACCTATCGTGGAGGCGATTGGCCCGTACCCGCACGGGGCGCTGAACGTTGGGCTGGTCCGCAAGGTTCAGTCGACCCGCCTCATTAAGGCATGGTGCCCTGCGTGTGGGTACACCATTCGACTCACCGAGAAATGGGCAAGCTTGGGTTTGCCTGAGTGCCCCAACGATGGCACCACGTTCACGCGATAACTGATAACTACTGGAGGTTTTATGAAAGAGCTTGCACTGCTCCCGCTGCGTACCTTGAACGCAGCGCTAGTTAAGTTGCGTATGACGCCCACCACTGACAAGGGCGCAGCATGCAACGTTCTTAGCAGGATGATTGCCGATGGGCGAATCACCTTCGAGGAAATTAAAGCGTGCACGGTGGAGCCTGAGCCCGTGGTTGATTCGGGCATCGCCAAAACCATGCAGGACCTACACGCAACCACCGCTGCGCTCGCTGCAACGGTGACCCGGCAAGCCGCTGAGGTTGATGCGAAGCTGGCTGCGGTGCCCAAGGTTGATGCGGGCGCGGTCGCATCCGAGGTTGCCCGCGCAGTGTCGGCTGCGTTCTCTGCGTTTAAATCGGTTACCGCACCTGAGATTGTGACTGAGATTGCGAACGCGATGCCGCCTGCGCGGACCCTGAAACCTGCGGGCGAACTGTTCGCCGGCTTCACCCGGTACGGGCGCACCGACTTCTCGGCCATGCTGGTCGAGTATTGGGGTGACCCGGAAGCGCCCAAGGCGAATGCTGAGTACCGGTGGGACCCGGAGATTCTGCACGAGGCACTGTGCGCCCTCTCCAACCCACTGCCCCACAACATGTGGCTGGCCGGCGAGCGCGGCACCGGCAAGACCGAGTTTGCAAAACAGCTTGCTAATCGCTTGGGTCGCAAGCTGTTCCGCATTAACTTCGACGAGTCCGCCGAACGCTCGGAGTTTATCGGGGCGAACACCATCACCGACGGGTCGGTGACTTGGTCTCCCGGTTCGCTGGTCAAGGCAATCACGCACCCCGGTGCGATTGTCTTGCTCGATGAGATTGGGTTTGCGCGGGCTCAGGCGATTGCTTCGCTACACGCAGTGTGCGAGCGCACCGCTGACCGTGCGATTGTTATCTCGGAGACGGGCGAGCGCATCCCGGTTGCGCCGCATGTTGTGTTTATGGTTGCCGATAACAGCAACGGACACGGCGACGCCTCGGGCAACTTCGCCGGGGTGCGGGTTCAGTCGACCGCTTTCATCGACCGCTTTTCCTACACCTTCGAGTTCAATTACCTGCCACGCGAGCAGGAAACGGACCTCGTCGCGAAGGTTAGCGGGTTGCCCGCTAACGCGGTGGTGATGATGGTCGACCTACTGAACATCGCACGGGAGAAAGCCCGCGACGGGCTGCTCACGCAGGCACCAAGCCTGCGGCAGTTGTTTGCTTGGGCCGATGCGGTGAAGGCGGGGGTCAAGGTGAACCGCGCCTATAAGAGCGCGGTCATCAACAAGTTTCCCGCCGAGACTGCGGTCGAACTCGAGGGTATCTATGTGGCCTCGATTGACGAGGCCAGTTTCAATAAAGCACTTGGAGGTTGAAATGCTTGGTTCAGAGTTTAAACGCGGCGTGGTCACCACGCTCGAGCGGGTGTTCAAATCCTCGCAATGGTGGTTCAGCGAGTTGAACTTCCAATGGTATGGAACCGGGGCCTCGATTAAGTTCGAAGTTCTCGGCAACACTCGGATGGTCGATGCGACCTTCCGCTTCCCCAACATCGACGACAACGGAGAGGTGCCCAAGGTGCTGATGCCCAAGTTCATTGGCATGGTGCTGCACGAACTCGGTCACGCATGGTTTACCGACAACGAACCATGGGACGTTCACCGTGGCAACGCCGTTCTGTGCCGGCTGATTAACGGGCTCGAGGACCCGCGCATCGAGCGCAAGGTTATCGAGTCCGGCATCGCAGGCAATGCATCTGCATTGTTTGAGAATCTCATTAACGAAATGATGGGAGGCAAGTACGTTGACCCGGATGACTTCGATAACCTCGCCTTTCAACTGGCAGTCGAGGGTCGACGCATGAACGGGTACAAGATTGCGTTGGCCCCGGTTCTGGGTAAATCGAAGTACAAGGTGCCGATGGAGGTTGCCCTGCGTAAAGCGCACAAGGCGAAGTCGACTGCGGAGATTGTCCAGATTGCAATCGAGTTGCTTGGCAGTTTAAACGCACTCAAGGATGCCGGCGACGATGCGGGTGATGACGCTGGCGACGATGCGGGTGACCCTGCCGACGATGGCGACCCTGCTGAGGGTAACACTTGTGATACCACTGACGGCGACCCCGCTGAGGGTGACCCCGCCGACGAGGGTGACCCCGCTGAGGATGGCGACGGCGACGGCGAAGATGGCGACCCTGCTGATGGCGATTCCGCAGGTGACCCTACTGAGGGCGACGAACCGGGCATCAAGGACGAACGCGATATCGAGCCCGACCTTAGCCGGGAAATGATGCGATTCCGCAGCGCGTTAGATACGGGTGACGAACCGCGACCAACGGCAGGCACCCCGACAACCTTCAAATTCATATGGGAGTGATTATGAAAAGAGCAGACTGCGAAAAGGCATATGCCAGAATCCTGCACAATCCGATTCACGGGATTGCCGCCACTCGGGCGAAGCTGCTGGCCGCGCTGCGGTCGATGGACTTTGTCGGGTGGTCGACCCATGAGGAGTCGGGTCGCCTCGACCGCAAAGCCTACACCCGCTTTGCTACGGGGCAGGCGAACGTGTTCTCCCGCCGCGAGTACAAGGAGGCCGACACCGCTGCGGTCTCCATCCTGATTGATTGCAGCCTGTCGATGAATTGGGAAGTGGAAACCGGTTCGTCGCGCATTCAAGTCGCGCAAGCGATTGCGATTCAGCTTGCCAACATCATCAGCAAGAGCAACGCATCGTTTGAGATTAACGGGTTCAAGGGCGGCACGAGCAGCGAACCCGGCGTCGCGGTCCAGCGCATCGAGTTCATCCCGTTTAAACAGTGGGGCGAGGCGCTGCCAAAAGCGGCGGCGAAGCTTGGCGCAATGTGCGAGTTAGCTTCGCGCGGTACGCCCGACTACTCTGCGGTGTACATCAAGCTCGAGGAGTTATCCCGCAGGCAAGACTCGCGAAAGCTGTTCTTTGTACTCACTGATGCGGAGTCCTACAACCTCGCGCATATGGAGTACTTGCAGCAATTCGCTGATAAGCGCGGCATCAAGGTTATTGCGATTGGCATTGGCGATACTCAAGTATCCAAATGCTTTCGCAATGCGGAGAACGTTAACAATGCAAAGGATATGGCTTCAAAGTCCTTTGGCAATATACTGAAAGAAGTTTCTTAGGAGTGACAATGAGTAGAGCAGCAATGCTTTCAGAATCTATCGCAGAGATTCTAGATGGGGAGAGCTTGGGGGACGTTGTCCCCTCTCTCGTGATGCTGCTGCATCACGCGGCTAAATCATCCGGTATGCCAATGAGAGAGGTTGTCGACTTTGTCGAACGGGTTCTGATGTTCGAGAACGATGAGGTTCCAACAATTAAACACTGAGGTAACCATGTACCCATATACCTTGCGTTGGGAGTTTCGCAACGGTAACAAGTGGTGGAAAAACTTTGAATCGAAATGGAAGCTCGAGGACTTTATCGAGCGCTGCGGTTTGAGGAGTCACCCCGATATCGTGAGCATTGAGATACAAGCAAACGATTGCTGACACTAGCCCCCCTCGGGGGGTTTTTTTTCGTCTCAAATAAAATCGTCAGACTCGAAATAGCTGCCGGTTATCTTGTTATACGCAAGGGTGGTCTCACCTTGCTGGCCTATCCAGCGGTACCTGCACTTCCATACCGCAATCTCCACGTTAGGCTTTGCCCGGTGTACGGTGATGCCGCAATCCGCCTTCGCCCACCAAGCCATACTGCCGCTGATTGCCATGCCGTCAGGGCGCGGTAAATCCATCCCTGAGCGCGTTATTTTGCTCGGGTGGGCCACGAACCACACATGGACCCCGTAAGCCTTTGCAAAGGCTTGTACGCGGGTCAACATGCCAGAGATAAACTCAGTCTCTGATTGGTTCCTGCCGTTGTCGATGTAGTTGTAGGGGTCGATGACAAGGCCCCGAATCCCGATGCGGGCGACCGCAGCTCGAGCCCTTTCCAATATCGATTCAATGGTCGATGGTTCGACGCCCTCGGAGTCTAGAAACAAGAAGTGTTCCTTGACCCATTTAAACGCATCGTCCCTTTCCTGCTGGCTCATGCGCTCGGCACCGTCGAAAAATCTCTTCTGCTTATAAAGCTCCATCAATCTCGAGATATGAATCTCGGGTGCGTTTTCAAATGAGCAGATGGCGAACTTCCAATCATGGGCTTTCGCTAGATTAACCATAAGCTGGTCAACGAAGTTTGATTTGCCTGATGAGGGATACCCGGTGACTACCGTTAGTTGACCCTGAGCTACCGTGTAAATCTGGTCTACGTTTGAGTAGCCAGTTGATTCACCCTTGCCGTTACCCTTTTCCCATAAATCGTTTAAACGTTCTTCGTACTTGGTTGCCTCTGAGAGTCCCGCCACCGGGTAGGGCTGCGCGGTTTCGATAACCTGTTTGACTGCGGCGGCACCGTCCCGGAGAAATACTTCATTTAGGTCTTTACCCGGTATCGAGGCAAGCCTACAGCGGTCCTTCCCAATGCGCCTAGCAAGCTCTTCGGCGCAGGCTTGACCTGCGGTATCACTGTCGGTCGCAATCGTCACATAGGGCGATTTAGATAGGGTTTCAAAGGCGTTCCAGACGAACTCGAACTTCTTGTCCTCGGATGCGTCGACCTTCCCGTTGCTGACCTTCATCGGGGCACCTGAAGGGACAGAAAGGACGTTCTCTATCCCGCACTCTTTCAGTGTGAGCGCATCAATCTCGCCCTCGACAATAACGATTGGTCCTTCCTTGATATCGTCGATGCCGTAAAACTCGTTGTTACCGCCGGCGTCCTGCGTGAAGTCCTTGGTTTCGAGGCAACGGTATTTAACCCCTACGAGCTTGCCGCCTTTGTAGTAGGGGAAACCTACCGCCTTAGCGTTGCGATTGAGCTTGCGAAAGAACTTATTAGCAGCAAAAAGCTGCGCGGCGTCTGCGGTTGTTTTGCTAATACCTCTCGTCGATAGAAAGTCATAGTGTTCCTGTTGAAGAAAGTCGAAGCTGTTGGTGTTGATTGACTGAACCTGAACCATTGGTTTCCTCTCTCGTTTAAACACGGGGACGATGCCTTTCGTGTTGCAGTGGTGACAGTAGAAAACCCAGACATCCCCGCTGCGGGTTATGACTAGGTCTTTATCTCTTTTTTTGCGCTCGTCAGAGCAATTTGGGCAAACAACACGGGCGTGTTGATGCACATGCAGTGACGCAACAAGTGCCTCGACCTGCATTACTTCTTGTTGTCTGCTTTGTTGGCGCTTGGTGAGCGCAGCCGAAGGTTGCCGGGGACTGATTTCCCCCCTTGGGCTAACGGTTTTATGTGATCGATGTTCTTGCCGCTGCGGTCGATGCCTTCTTTGTCATACATCCTGCGAGCGCGCTGTCTTTCAATCTGACCTTTGGTGTCGCCTCTTTTCTTTTGTAGTTCGTACTCATGCTTCCAGTTGCGGTCTTCCAATTTTTTCGCCATGACCCCTCCGTTGAATTCTTATGCTACCCCTCGGTCTCGACCAACACAAGGAAACTTACATGCAAGGGGCGCTTGCTTTTCATAAGGCAAAGCTCTACCAAGGTGGTCGGGTTGACCACTCGCCCGAAGGGCCGCTCATGGGGCTCCTCCCAGCGCACGCTGGACGCCGCGATTCACTCGATACCTAGTGGTTTACCACCCCGTTCTAGGTGTCTTGTGCAGTCCCTCGCGGACAGGCTGCGCGGATTTCAAGGGAGGTGTTGCCCCGCTCCGGTGTTCTCTTCCCAGCCACCCATGCAGGTGCATTGCTAACGCGAGGAGTGCGAATGAGCGAGGCAAAAAAAACCGCTAAGAAAGACCCCGGTGGTAAACATCTTTTGGATGCCCCCCTTTCGGGGCGGAGTCTTACTTAGCGATTCTTTTCGGGTTACCACGCCCAATGTTGGGGACAGTAGCTGAACGCTCTTGCGTTGTCAAGCGCAAAAAAACAGCCCCCGAAGGGGCTGGAAAGTGGGAGTACCACTGGAGGAGACGCGAAACTATAGAGGGGTTACCTTGATAAGGCAACGGGGATTGTGTTTGTCGAGCGCCCACTGGATGACCTTACGCTTTACCTGCCTGTCGTTTAAATAGGCTATGCCCTGTAGAAGGTCGAGGATGAGAGACTCGTCAAGGTCGGGCCTGCGGGATGCGTAGTAGATGGTCATCTCCACGCATACATCACAGGCAAACGGTGTGTGTACATTGTGTGTACATTGTTTTTTAAACGATTCTGCGTAGGTCAGTGCCTTTTCTGACTTGATGAACATGGGCCTGCCTGCGCGGGCCACAAGCCTGCGGCTGTTTGCCTTTGATGCGGGCTCGCCAAAAATTTCTAAGCAGATTTCTGTAAGTGCTTGCATGTTCGCGGCGACTACCCTATCATTGAAGAGTTTGGGGGGTGGATATTTGGGCGGGGAACTAGCCTAGTAGATGCGAGCGTTTCCCTGTCGAGCCTTGGTTCCCCCCGTAATTAGACGGCCAAGGACTCTCCACTGACGCGAACGAGGGGGCGCGGAATCTACTTTCCCCCCTCACCTAACACTGGAGTGAAAATGAAGATAACTAATAAATTCGGAGTGCCGGAGCCTCTGATGGCTCTCGCATCTCGAGACTACTATACCACGGGCAAGGCCACCTATTCGGTGACTG